TTGCGCGTCCTTCGTGATAGGGAGCGAAGCTCCCCAAGGATGGACCGCGCAGCGGGCCGCTACAAGACGCGACCGAAGGGAGCCAAAGATGCGACCGAAGGGAGCTACGGCTCGCGAAGCGAGACCATAGAGATGCGACCGAAGGGAGCCAAAGAGGCCCCGCGAAGCGGGACCACAGCGGGGGGTGTCGAGAGGGGGGCGCAGCCCCTCTTTTGTGATAGCTGCGGCGTAGTGGGCAGTCGCAGTGGATTCGGGTGATCACCCGAATGAGGATTCAGATCCTCCGCAAATACCGTCCGGAAAACTTGTGTAAAATATTGATTATGTTATGATGGTTTGAGCGTCGGGGTTTGGCTTCGACGCACTCGTTCCTTTGAGTTTGATTCGGGTGATTACCCGAATGGAGAAGATGATGCAAGACAGCTACGACACGCTGCTCGCAGACCAAGCGGTCTTCGGGCAGATCGACGCGCTGATCGTTCGCATTGAGCGTGGCCACGCTGACCACGACGATGTGTCCGGCCTGTGCGAGTTGGTGCAGCCGATCAACCCCGGCCTCGCCTCGTTCCTGCGGATCAACCTCGCCAACCTCGACATGCCCTGCGCGAAGTTCGCGACCGCAATGTTGACCGTGTGGGTCAACGCCAAGATGCAACACAACAACGGGAGATACGTGTAATGCGAGACAAGCTAGCGCGTGCCGTGTTCTGGTGGGGCTACATCCTCACCGTGTTGTTCTTCCTGGCTCTCGCCTTCTGGGGGCCGCTGTTCCTGTAGATTCGGGTGATCACCCGAAGGAGAAGATGATGGTTCAAGCAGAAGCGATGGATGCTCCGCTTCATGAGCATCCAAAGTGTAGTGGGTGCTGCTACCTGGGCACGACCCAGGGGCGGGACTGGTATTGGTGCAACGGCGCGGAAGGGCGCACAGGCCGAGGCACGATGATCATGCGCCGTAGCAACGTCGAGGACGACTACATGTCGGCGTTGGTAGACACGCTCTACACTACGACCTACGACCACAAGAAACTTAGGTATCGTATGGAGCCTCCACGAGATCCCCTGTCGTGGAAGTTCCTCGCTTTCAACATCTGGAAGTACTACGTGCAGGGGAAAGAGAAGGAGTTGAAGAAGTGATGCAACAATTGAAGACCATGTGGAAGGACCGGTATGGGTTCCGCTACCCGTTCCTGTTCCTGTTCCTCCCTTCCGTAGTCCTCTTCAGCATGGAGGTGTCGTAAGTGCTATGGACTGTCCTAGCTGCAACCAGCCCACCCTTGTTTACCAGGTTCTGGTAGACGGGTGGTGCCATTACCTGTGTACGTCGTGCAACACGACTGTTTGCTTGTCCGATTGATTGATTCGGGTGATCACCCGAAGGAGAAAGAAAGATGACTGATGAACAGATGCTACGCATCGTCAGGGAGACGAGGAACCTCGTCTGGAACATGTCCCGGCAACTCTACCCCATCGGCTGCCTCTTGATGGACACGGACTTCCGTGCATACAAGAAGCACAACATCAACGAGATGCTGACGCAGATTCACGAGCATCACAAGAAGCTGGAAGACGCCATCCGAGACATGCACGACGACATGAAGGGGGAGTCCAGTGACGACTAGACCCCTCTACAAGGTCGCTCGTGAGATCAGCGAGTCGTGGGGTGCGAAGGTCAACTTCGCAGCCAAGCCGTATCTCGCCGCAATGCGGCAGATGTCTACCGTGTCTGAGTCGTACGGATACGACTCGGGTAAGTCCATCGTGATCTACTTCCTCGCCAATGCATCGACATGGCGGGGGGATGATGCACGACGTATCAAGAGTGAGTTGAAGGAGATGATCAAGTGAGTAGAGAAGCAATCGACCGTGCTTACATGTGCGTGATGACGGTAGAGAACACGGGGGCGTCTGCCCAGGATCGTGTGAGGGCGTCAATGACGTGGATCCAAGAGGTGGCGACAATGATCCCCGCTGAGGTGTTGAAGCCCATGGCGATCACAATCCTCAAGGATGTTGATGAGCCCCTGCTCGACGAGGACGGGAAGCCCATGATCGCTACCATAATGCAGCTGATGCTGCGAAAGTGCCGCTGTATGGCGGAAGACGAGGAGATCGCAGACGAACTCGAAGCTGTGATCCAGCAGGTTGTAGAACGTCGTAGGAAACTAGGAGGTGGAGATGTCTAGAAACCTGGAAACACAGATCTCTGAGGCGCTCACTGCCTACATCGACACTGAGATTCACAGTGCAGTGCAGGACAACCTGTGCCACAGCGACATTGCTAGCGAACTCGACCTCGATGAGATTGTCGAGCATCTCGACCTCGACACCAAGTTCGATGAGGCCATCTCTTGTTGGATGGACAAGAACATGGACGTGATCGCCGAGCAGTATCGAAGAACCGCTGAGTATATCATCAGCGGTATGGCCGAGTCTCAGATGATGGCGTGGCTGATCGACAATCGATACAGGTTCGAGCCTCTACACCGTCGCTGTTGGCGGTGGCTCAAGTCCATCAACTGGAAGTTCTGGAGGAAGAATGAAGCGTAATCCAATAGAAGACATAGACATAGTCTACGTCGTCCACATGTCTGAGGACGTAGTCCCCTGCAACTACATGATGCAGATCTGCCGTGAATGGGGGACAGCCATGATGTCCGTCCGTGAGTTCATGGCTAGTGTGTGTAGTGAAGAGTGGGAGGAGCAGGAGATCCCTTCGTATGACAAGTCACTCAAGGCCAAGTGGACTTGGGGTTTCAATGAGGTGATGATCAGAGAGGAGATTGTGCTATGAGCAGTGATGAGAAGAACAAGTTACTAGGTCGTGAGTATGAGGCAGCAAAGCTTCGTGCCATCGCCAAGGCCGACAACGGTCCCGTCTGGGACACAGTAGAGTTGGGCAGGGACTACGAGGTCCTTGGCTTCCTCTCCCCGTTCGTGGCCGTGCGCCGCAAGTCCGATGGTATGCGCGGCTCACTGACCTGGGTGCCTGCATACCCACGGTTCTACTACAACTTCGTGGAGAGTCCTGAATGATCATATACGAGGTCTACGACTTAGAAGACCGCAGCAACAACCGACACCTGTTCTACACAGATGCCCGTTCTGCACTCAATCGGCTTCGATCCGTATGCCGTGAGTGGCCAGGAGCTACGCTACGTGTGTGGGATGCTGACTACGTAGGCCAGCAATACCTGTGTCTGTTCACCAACGGTGGTGCAATAGACTTAATCTCAGACGACCTGAAGAAAGCCATTGACAAGGCTAAGAGAAAGAGGAAAGCAAATGAGAAGTAAGCTCTCTCGAACCAGTAAGCTGCCGGGACCATCGTGGTCTCTGCCAGCGTGGTTCACATGCCCCGGTGCCAAGGGGGAAGACGGCGAGCCAGTAGAGGCATGCACCAAGTGCTACGCCCTGCAAGGTCGCTACAACTTCCCTTCCGTGCGGGAGGCTCGCAACCGCAACCGTGCCGACTGGCAGCGATCTGCGTGGGTAGATGAGATGGTCAAGCTCATCGAGCCACATAGGTTCTTCCGTTGGTTCGACAGTGGTGACATCTACAGCAAGCGTCTAGCGCAGAAGATGCTGATCATCTGTGCCATGACGCCAGACACCCAGCACTGGATCCCGACGAGGTCTTGGAAGATCCCGTCCATCGCTCCAGTCCTTGCTTCCCTCAATACTCTGTCCAACGTCGTCGTTCGTCAGAGCGAGGACAGGATCGACTACGGTCCCTGGACAGTGCCCGGTGAGCACCGCTCGATGATCATCACCAAACCTAATGACTATGAGCCTGGGCATGGTCGTGTGCTATGCACGGCATACCGTAGGCAGGGCAAGTGTGGCCCGTGCCGTGCGTGCTGGTCGAAGCGCGTCCACACGGTGCAGTATCCGATCCACGGCGGCGATGCCCAGCCCAATCTCATGGGGAAATCCTCATGAGTTGGGACGACTGGCTCAACCCCGAAGCGGTTATCGATGCCGTATCTGAAGTATCTAGCGTGCCGAGGGAACGCATCCTTGGGCGAGGTGCTCAGTCACACATATCGATGGCACGCAAGATCGCTGTTCACTTGCTATTGAACAGGTCTAAGATGTCCCTCCACGGGATCGCCCACATCATGGACAATCGGGACCATACGTCCATCATGTATCTCAAGAAGCAAGCCTTGCTTTTGCCTCCTGAGTTGGTTACGATCCACACCAAGAGAGCCGAGATGCTGCACAGGCAGTATCTCCCGTCCTCAAATGACAACTAAATGCGAGCACTGTTGTTGCCCTACCAACGTGCTTACATTCGTAGAAGGAGTAGGGCTTGTTTGTGACGATTGTCACATTTACGTAGATGAAGAAAATGACTGACATCCAGAAAGGTCTTCCCGCCATCGCCTCGACCAACGACAACTTCCGCCGTGGCCGTCAGGCCGCATCGGACTTGGTCAACGCTGGACCCGGTCACCACACGGTGGCTGAGTTCACGACCGAGCAGGCTAACGACATGAAGTCGTTCTCCAACGGTGCTCGCTACGTGGCGAAGCAGAACTCCACGATCAAGGTGGCCCGTCGTGCTGACAAGAACAGTGGCACGGTCAAGGTCTACATCATCAACGAGGACTAGCAGAGGGGTGGGTGGGGCGCGCATACCCTTGGACTCAATCACGCGCTTTTCTCTAACCCAACTAATCACATGACTCTACAAGCAGTAGCGCCTACTCCCTTTGACCCCGGTAACTGGGGTGAGATCGTTGACATCAAGACGATCCAACGAACGCCTGTCCCCGTGCGGGGGCCTGAGACTTGGCGACCATTCCCACATCACCAGTATGTGGAGATGATCGAACAAGCGTTCAGTCGCCATGGTTTCTCGAATAGCGAGCCCGTTCACTACAGGGCACCGTCGCGAGATAACGGTAAGATCAAGGATCTGCCCGAGCAGGGCCGGTTCCTCAGCCTGTATGGCATCGCTCACCCCGAGCTTCCCGATCTCCCCGGCATGTCCTGGGAGGTAGGCGCAGTCAACAGTTACGACATGTCTAAGTCGATCCAGCTGGGCCTTGGGAACCGTGTCTCCGTCTGCTCCAACGGGATGATGATGGGCGCATCTCAGGCGTTTAAGCGCAAGCACACTGTTGGCATCAATAGAGATCGCGACGACCACTTCGAAATGGTCTACAGTCTCGTTGACGTAGCTGTCCGTGGCCTCAAGCGAGAGGCCGAGACTCAGACCAAGCGCATCCAGTCGTTCATGCAGATCGGATGTGAGGACACTGACGCACGCTGGGTCATCATGGAGGCAGCGAAGAGCGGCGTCATCGGTGCTGCTCAGACTATGAAGGTGCTCAAGCACTGGGAAACCCCTGAGCACCCTGAGTTTAATGACCGCAGTGCGTGGTCCCTGGTCAATGCCTTCACCAGTAATGATCGTGGCAGAAATATCATGACTCAGGGCTCGCGCTTTGAGACGCTCCATGGTATTCTCGGCGAGCGGTTCGGTGGACCCATCAATCCAGACGGAACCGACGAATCGGTTGAGTTCTACCGTGATCCGGTAGGGTCAGCCACGGACTTCTAACTCCACTCGCTCCCCCCCGTCTCCTGGGTCTTTTCCCATCTTCTTCTCCCTGGGAGATGGGGGGGAGCCTTTTATCTGGCTCTATGAACGACAGGCAACGCCGTCTAGATGCCGAGATGCTGAACCTTGGTAAGCAACGGTATCAGCACAAGGTGAAGAGGTCTAAAGAGACCTCACTAGAATCTACGACTTCAGTAGGTCAGTACCTACTCTCTGAAGCTATTACTTCTCTAGACTCTGCACTCCAAGAATGGCTGGAGAAAGCAGCGAACAGTCCAGGGAAAAGGCACAAGGCGTATGAGTACCTCGTGCAGCTACCAACGAATGTGGTCTCTGCACTAGTTGCCAAGGCCATCTTGGATGGGATAAGTGTGGAGAGGAAGATTGCTTCCCTCAGTGTCACAGTGGGAAGACTACTGGAGGACGAACTGAGGTTCCGTGATCTCAGGCAGAATCACACTGCGCTCTGGCAGCAGATCCACAGAACCCTAGACAGGTTTAAGTCACAGAAGACAAAGTCTAAGTTCATTAACAAGACAGTCAAGTTTCATGACATTGTCCTCCCCAAATGGGACCGTAAAGTAGCTGCATCAGTGGGTCTCACATGCATCGAACTCATGCGGCAATCCACTGGTATCGTAGAGATCTACACCCGTCGTGATGCACGTGGTAAGAGCTACACTAGCCTTCGTCCTACTGAAGAGTTGAACAAGTGGATGGCTGGTGCCCATGACTACAATGAAGAGTTGTCTCCCGTATGGCTTCCGACTGTGGTGCAGCCTATGGAATGGACGAACCCTTACATTGGAGGGTATCCTTCTGATTCTTTTAGAAGGCGTCCACTCGTGAAGACATACGACGCCAAATACCTGGAAGACTTGGCAGATGTGGACATGCCCTTTGTTTACAATGCACTCAACATCATCCAGGGCACGGGCTATGTTGTAGACAACCAGCTGGCTGATCTTCTCCAGCACTGCTGGGACAAGTCGCTCCCAGTAGGTGGCCTGCCTCCAATGGAGGATGAGCCGATGCCGCCAAAGCCTGAGAACATCAAGACCGACGAGGAAGTGCGTCGGCAATGGCGCAAGGCGGCAGCGCGAACACACTTCGATAACGAACGGCTCAAGTCCAAGCGTCTTCAAGTGATGAAGACAATGAATCTGGCTGAGAAGTTTAAGTCAGATGCAATCTACTTCCCAGTCTCTGTAGACTTCAGGGGGCGGGTGTATCCCGTGCCCTACTTCCTCCAGCCACAGGGTCCAGAGTGGGCTAAGAGTCTCTTGTCATTTCAGGAGAGCCAGCAGATGACCGAGAGCGGTCGCATGTGGCTCTACGCCCATACTGCGGCACGATGGGGTCTGGATAAAGATCCCTACATTAATCGAATTAAGTGGGTAGAAGAGAACATCTCCCTTGTCCGTCGCATCGGCGAGGATCCACTGTCTGAAATGACCTGGACGGACGCTGACGAACCGTGGGCGTTCGCCAGGGCATGCATGGAGGTTGCACGCATGCACAAGGAGGGCAAGTCGTTCAAGACTAACCTCCCGATCAGCATGGATGCTACTAATCAGGGACTTCAGATCTATTCCATGATCTTGAAGGATCCAGTAGCGGCTCTGGCAACCAACGTCACGCCTCATGACATCCCGCAAGATGTCTACCAACAGGTGGCTGACCGTGTCCGCAAGAAGTTGTTCGAAGACGACAACCCTTACGGGGACAAGTGGCTTCAGTTTGGCATTGACC